CGAACAACATTTGATAATGTTGGATGCGAAGAAGGGTCGCTGGAATTTTCCAGAGTTAAAAGAAATTGCTATAGAAGAAAATGAATATTGGGAACCAGATTTAATGTTGATTGAAGCGAAGGCATCTGGTCAACCTCTGGCTGATGAATTAAGAAGATTAAATCTTCCCGTTACTACGTTCAGTCCTGGCAGACGAAAAGGTGGTGGGGGTGTTGATAAAACTATGCGAATGCATATTGTGTCACCTATTTTCGAATCGGGTAAAGTATGGTATCCTGAAGGAGAAAAATTTGCAGAAGATGTTATTGAAGAGGTTGCATCTTTTCCGAATGGCGATCATGATGACTATTGTGATAGTATGACAATGGCAGTGATGCGTTTTAGGCAAGGTGGATTTATCGATTTAAAAGGCGAAGAGATTCCAGAGAACTGGTATCCTCGTAGAGCAAGAGAGTATTATTAGGAGATCATTATGTCTAAAAAAAAGAAACCAATTCCACCAAAACCTCAAATACTAACACGAGAAGATATGGCTAATTCTCAGTTAGGCAGAATCCTTGGTATGAAACAAATTGATGTAACTACAACTAAAAAAGATGATTTAGGTTTATCTCCATCAGAGATAAGGGAAAACAAAAAGAGAAAAAATCTTGGTAGATCAAAAGATAAAATGGCTCCATCTTCTAAAATTAAAGGCGAAAAAGAAAAAGATTTAAAAAGACTAGAACAAATTAAAAAGAATCAAGCTGCAGAAGATGCCGCCAAAAAGAAAAAAGCAAAAGGTAAAGGTCCAAAACTTGGTGGAGAGTTTACAGGTCCGAGAAAAAATGTGTTAAAGCGTATGAACATGGGTGGTGTTATGAAGAACCGTGGCGGAATGTTTAAAGGAACTTACTAATGGCAGGTAAAAAGAAATCAAAGGGTAAAGTAGTTGGTTTTACTGGTAAACATAAATTAGATAAGTATTTAACAAAAGATCAGATAAAGCAGTTAGATCCGTTTGGCGTGGATCTTCTTCTTCAAATTCAAGAAGGTGCCAATAAAGGTAAGAAAAGAAATTTAGGTGGTTATACTGTTACTAATCGTTTTTCAGATATACTGCTTCCAGGAAAGAAAAGAACAACAAGGATTACTTAATGGCTAGAGATAACGCTGTTGAATATAGTATTGACCAAGCTCAACGGATGTTTGGTAAAGGGGTCGAGGTTATTGGTCGTGCCGCTGGCATTGAATCTATTTTTAATTACGGACAAGAGATAGTCAAACAACAAGACGAGGATATACGTCTTGGACAATACAAACCACAATATACAGTCGGGCTTCGTGAAGCATATAACCAAGGTGGGTTAGATGATGGTATTGGTTGGTTACTAGAAAAAACTGGTGAGAACATAGCAAGTAGTGGTGTAGCTTTAGTTGGTGGATTAGCGTCTGCTTTAACGGCTCCGTTTAGTGTACCTGCTGCAGCCTTGATCGGTGGAGCGACACTCGTTGGTTCGGGAATCATGGGCACTGGTGAAACTGCCGAGGAGATGGAACAAAAAACTGGTGATTACAACGAAGCAGTCGCCCTCGGTGCAGGAACCATTATTGGTATCTTAGATAGATTTGGTGCAGGAAAAGTGATTCCGAAAGATGAACTTTTAACCATGACAGGCAAGCAATTAATTAAAGCTTTGGGTGCAGAAGGTAAAACAGATGCTGCCAAAGAAATAGGAAAAAGAATTGGTAAGTCGATAGCTTTCGAGGGTGCAACAGAAGGAGCACAAGAAGGTGTTGTTATGGGAGCCACGGGTATAACTGGTGGAGAATATACTGGACTTGAGATTGCAGATAGAATTTTAGAGGGAACTCTTTTAGGTAGCACAATGGGTGGTGGTACGACAACGGGCATTGAAGCATTGCGTCAAGGTCCTGGAGTTGTGAATAAAATACAAGATATTATGTCTGGGCCTGGGCCTGGGGGTCTTACTCCACAGATGGCTGTTGCAGGAGCACAACTTAGTCCAGACCGAGCACAGATGTCTTTAATACCAGAAGTTCCAAAGACAAGTGCTGAAGTATTAATGAGTGAAAAATCTGGAGATGAAGCTGGAGGAGGTGCTCCAGTAGATCCAGTTATGGCAGAGGATGCAGATAAGCTAACAAGAGATCCCGATGACAACATAGCCATGACTGACAATGGCAGACACTTTTCAAGATTAGCTCTAAGACTACAACAACTTCCGTTTGATGCAGAAGGTTTGACGGGTAGACAAGTTCTTCAAGAGTTAGGTGTTGTTGGAGAACAAGAAAACAAAATGCCAAGGGGCGATAAGAAAAGAGACTATATAGGATCAATAACTGAAGTAAGAAATATTGATACGGGTATACCTCGTGTAAAGACCACAATGAAACAAGGTCTTTCAAAGGAAGACAAAGACAGATTCATCGCAGCCAAAAAAGCAGGAGAAGTGCCACCCGCTGATTTAATTGAAACTGTTCCTGTTCTAGATAGTGAAGGAAATCCAGCTACAATTAAAGGGCCGTCTCCAACATTCACATTTAATAAACAAAACGCAAGGGGTCGTTCCGAGATAGCATCCAATAAAGGTGGAGAGTTATATCAGTCTGGACTAGAAGATTTTTTATATAAAAATTTAGATAATAAATTTTCTAAAGAAGAATTATTAAATGAATATAAAGATTATAGACCAGATTTAAAAACCAGACTTCTTTTAAGTAGCCGAGGAGAAAGAGCTCACGGAACATATAGTTCCAACAGTTTAGAGTTTTTACAAAGAATTCCACAACTGGTTGAAGGCACTGGTAGTGGTGCTCCACGAGGGGGTAAGTTTGATACTGTGTATGACGACTTTGGTATTATTCAATTTACACCAAATCAAAAAATGCTTTTAGGTAGAACAAGGTTTCCTTTCCCAACAAAGAAAGACGATGAAAAGTTTCAACAAAAGCAAAGTGATGCACAAATAAGAGCGAGACAAAATATAAGTAATGAAGGTGGGGGAGCCGATCCTACTCAAGAAGACATAGACGCATGGCTTTTGAAGAATGAACCGAGCACTGTAAAAGAACTTGATTCTTTAGCTGAACAGTTAGGCTACAATGATCCTTTTGGACAATTAATTGATAGAAAATCGACAGGTGTACCTTTTCATAAATACTATGAAACTGATTCAATTATTGATGCAGGAGACACTACTGGAACAATAGGACCGGATCCTAGTAAAGGTGAGCCCACGGCTCAAGCTCATACTAGGGGTGAGATTGTAGTAGACAATGAAACCAACGAAGTTCTGGCTCAACCTTCAGAAACACAAAGTGATAATCAAAGACAGTATGAAAAAGAATTAGATACTCTTTTACCAGAGCCCGGAGCGTGGTCTTTTGATAAAGCACCTACACGACATATCTTAACACCTAGTGATATAAGAACTCTTGATGAAGCAAAGGGAGCTACAATAGATTCCAAGCCAGAAGATTCCCTTATTACTTACGAACAAGATAAAAAAGAACTTAAAGAAGAATATGAAAACTCTAAAGAGATGACTCAAATGGAGTCAGATAGATATGATGCACATGTGCAGTCAGAAAGAGATCTAAGAGATTTAGAATTTGTTCAAGATAAAATAGAAGGACTAGAAGAACAAGAGCACGAATTTACAAAAGAGTTCTTACCTAAGTTTTTTAAAACAATAGATGATAAACTTAAATTTAATATTGAAACAAATAATATTGAAGAGGAGAACTTTGTTCGAAATGGAGCTCCAACTATAGAAGCAAGCAGTATTAGTAGAGATGCCAAAGATGCTTATTACAGAGCTAGTGAAAGAAGAAAAGAAAGATATAGCGAAGGTCAATACCTAAGATTTATTAGAAATTTAAAAGATGAGTTTTATGACTACGGTGCTACGGGAGGAGATATTTCTAAGTATCGTGAAATGTTACTAAGAAGAAAAGCATTAAATGAAGCTATTTTTTCTATAAAAATGGATGATAGTAGAAATTTAAGTAGAACGGGTGTTCAAAAGAAATTTAATCCTGTTTACACATTTTTAGATAGTGTGCCTTCTTTTATGCCCGGTTATGCCGAAAATAAATTATTACGAGAATCAGGTGGTCTACACGGAGAAGAACCGATTCATGTGTATTACGGGCAAGAACTTCTTGTAGATCCAGAAGCAACTGGTACAATGCCAGATGAACCCGTCTTTGGCTCTATTCCTCATCCGTTGTTTTTGAGCAATCATATGATGAAAGGAGACGATACTGTTTTAATACCTAAAAGAACTCACAATGGAAAATTCTACCCAACAGATGATTTTAAAAGAAATGATTTTGAAGCTGTGATGGATTTTCTTCAAGGCGACATAGAAAGAGATGGCTTTGATGACAGTAAAACAAAAACTACAATAGCTCAAATGGTACAAACTCCAGATTTTCAAGACACTGGACAAGCGGAGGGTACAACATGGAAACGAAGGAAAGAAATAAATAAAATGTCACCTGATGAAAAGGCGGCAGCTCTAGCAAATCACACTCAAAATATAGACAGTTTTATTTTAACTGCTTTAAGTAGAGATATAAAGCCTTCTGAAATTTATCGCATGGTAAAGAACGTCATAACAAAAGAAGTTCTAAACAGACAAGCAGCAAATATAATAGCAAGAAAAACTGCTAATGAAGTAAGAAAAAAACATAAAAACGAATTAGATCAAATAAATTTAGGTGGTGAGGAGTATAATTTTAGCGACAATGCAGGACTAGTTCGAGATATGCTTTCGAATAAAGCTAAGAATACGGCAATGTTAGCTAATAAACAGCTAATGAATAAATTTGAAAAAGATCTAGGCTTTGTCCCCGTTTTTGCTCCCGAAATATATGACTTAGGTACGGGGGATTTTACTGATAATACTGACTTACCAACAACAGAACCATTTACTAATCGGGACAACAGATTAAATGATATAAGAAAAACTTTAGCAGACGCTTTTACCTTTAAATTGATAAATCCAACTGAACTTAATCTTCCTTCTGATGTCGAAAGTTTTTCGGCTATATCAAATTTTACTCCTAATATTTATGAACAAATAGCTGCACAACAACTACTACAAAAAACCTATGATGGCCCGTCACTCAAAACCATAAAAAAAGATATTTTTGATTCGGCTAAATTTTTAGATATTTTTCAAAAAGATGAACAAAAAGCAAAAGAAGCATTCGAAGCATTTGACCCAGACGGTAAAGAATTAGCGAGAAGACTTTCGTTATTATCTGGTGATATCGGTAATGCAGATCCACAACAAATTAGAGATTTAATCGAAGCTATTAACACTGGTAAAATGATATTTAGAACACCTGCTTTTGGAGAAAGTTCCTCAGCCGATAGATTTAGCTATAGAAATTTAATACATTATGCTATGAACGAAATGCCTAATCCAATAACTGGAGAAAAAGGTTTAGATGGAATTATAATACCTCATAGAAAAGATATGTATGAAGTTCCTGGTGGAAGAGGTGGTAATATTGATACGTTTGGTATAAATAAATATGAGGCTATACCTAAAAAAGTATTAGAAGAGATAGCAAAAGAAATGGGAGCAACTCTTGTAAAAGACTACCCTATGAAATATAAAGGTAAGTCAGGACAAGTTTATCCTTCAAAAAGACCCGTAACTAAGTTAATATTTAACAAAGATGCAAAGGGTAAAGCAATTGCTCAATATAAAAAAGGTGGTTTATTTGAGAAATTTAGAAAGGTAAGTTAATGGCTATAGAACCAAGACAAATAGCGGGGATGGTAGAAGAGTCGATGGGAGCGGGGGGTCAAGTGATGCCTGAAGAAGATAGCCTTGCCATTGAGTTAGATGATAGTCAAGATGTTTTGCCAGAAGGAATTGAATTAGCAGATGAAGAGGCAATGGAAGTTGAAACAGAAGAGTATAGACATGATGCCAATCTCGCAGAGGTTCTTGATGAGTCAATTCTTGGAGAGTTATCATCTGATATTCAAGCTAAATTTCGTGAAGATATAGAGTCAAGAGAAGATTGGGAAGAAGCAATATCAAAAGGATTAGGGCTTCTTGGTATAAATTATGAAGATAGAAGTGAACCTTTCTTAGGTGCAAGTGGCGTAACACATCCACTATTAAGTGAAGCTGTGACACAATTTCAAGCACAGTCTTACAAAGAAATGTTACCAAGTGGTGGGCCAGTAAAAACTCAAATACTTGGAGCACCTACACAAGAAACCGAGGCACAAGCCCAGCGTGTAGAAGATTTCATGAATTATCAGATAACTGAAATCATGGAAGAGTATGATCCAGACACAGATCAAATGTTATTTTATTTGCCACTTACTGGATCTACATTTAAAAAGATTTATTTTGATGAAACCAAACAGAGAGCCATTTCAAAGTTTGTTCCAGCAGAGGATATGATTGTTCCATATTCAGCTTCTGATTTAAGGACGGCAGAAAGGGTTACACATGTTGTTAGAATGTCATATAATGATATTCGTAAATTACAAGTAGCAGGAGTTTATAGAGATGTTGAGTTATCTGAAACGGATGACAGTGAAGATGAAGGAGCTATCCAAGAGCGTGCTGATGAGTTGTTGGGACTACGTCCAAATTATTCAGATGACTCTTACACCTTATTGGAATGCCACATTGACTTGGACTTGGAAGGTTTTGAAGACAAGGATATGGAGGGGAATTCTTCGGGTATTATGTTGCCTTATATTGTCACCATTGATCAAGGGTCTGGAAAAGTGTTATCGATTTCTAGAAACTTTAGAGAACAAGACCCACTAAAAAGAAAAAGACAATATTTTGTTCACTTCAAGTTTTTGCCCGGGTTTGGCTTTTATGGACTTGGCTTATTACACACAATAGGTGGCTTGTCTCGTGCTGCCACATCAATTTTGAGGCAGTTAATAGATGCAGGTACTTTATCAAATCTTCCAGCAGGTTTTAAATCGAGGGGTGTTCGTATTCGTAACGATGACGAGCCTCTTAATCCTGGGGAGTTCAGAGATATCGATGTCCCAGGTGGGGATCTCAAAAACTCAATCATCCCATTGCCATATAAAGAGCCATCAGCGACACTAGCTAACCTTTTAGGTGTAGTTGTTGACTCTGGTAGACGTTTCGCACAGGTTGCAGACGCAAAAACAGCAGATGTAAACTCCCAAGCACCCGTTGGAACGACTGTTGCCTTGATTGAGCAAGGCTCAAAGATCATTTCGAGCATACATAAGCGACTACATTACGCTCAAAAGCAAGAATTTCGCATGTTAGCCGAGATTTTTGCCGAAAATCCAGTTCCATACCCTTATTTTGTTGGAAATGTACCTCCAGAGACCATGCAAGCCGACTTTGATGGTCGTGTGGACATACTTCCAGTGTCAGATCCGAATATTTTCTCTATGTCACAGCGATTATCACTGGCTCAAACGCAATTACAACTAGCTCAAGCAGCTCCAGAGATACATAACGTAAATGAAGCGTATAGACGTATGTATGATGCGTTGGATATCAAGAATATAGAGGCTATTTTACCACCAAAGCCACAACCTAAACCAGTGGATCCAGCAACCGAGAATGGAAATGCAATGAAAAACATGCCGTTGCAAGCATTTCCAGAACAAGATCATGAAGCTCATGTTAGAGCACATATATCTATGTTATCTAGTCAAACATCACAAGCAAATCCACAAGGATACATCATGTTACAAGCTCATGTACAAGAACATGTGGGTATGATGGCCCGTGATCAAGTGACCACATTCTTTCAGAAGACAATGCAAGAAGCTCAAATGGCTGGTCAACAAGTTCCTCAAATGGATCCATCAGCCGTTGAAGCGGCAATCGCTCAACAAGTTGGTGAGATTCTAAATGAGATAATGCCAGCTCTAGCACCACCGACACCAGAAGATCCGTTGGTGGATATCAGAAAGAAAGAGCTAGAAAATGATACTGCCGAGCTACAACGTAAGACAATGAATGATCAAATGGATTTTGTTGTTGATCAAGCTAAATTACAACAAGCTTATGAGTTAGCTCAACAAAGACAAAAACTTCAAGAAGAAATTGCCAACGATAGGAACGATGTTAATATCTATCGTATAAATACTGCGGCATCTTTGAAAGGTAAGTAACCTATGATATAATCTGGATATGGATCCAGTAACTATATCATTAGCCGTTGGCGTGGCATCAAAAGCTTTTAGTGCAATCAAGCAAGGATTTGCCGTAGGTCGTGACATTGAACAAATGTCGGGAGATATTGGACGTTGGATGGGAGCCGTATCAGATGTTGACAACGCAGAGAAGCAAGCGAAGAATCCTCCCTTGTTTGGTAAAT